GTCTTGCCACCAGTGTCATATCCGGACCCAGAGGCTTCCACAGCGCCAGCCGCAATTGCATCGCTCAGATATACGTGAGCCTTGGAGTGCGTGTAGCTCGAGCCCGATCCGAGAAGAAGCACCTTGTAAGGAGGTGTTGACCCGGAGGGAGTGGTGGCGAGAGTCATGGTCCCGGAGATGATCTGCTCCAGAGCCTTGTTGTAGATGGTGGTCGTAGCCATAAATCGTTTGGTGCCTACACGGTTTCCGTGTGAGGCGAAAGTCGGAGTCGTTTAGTCGCGGTACTTCGAGGTCTTGCTTGCGATCGATCTTGGTTGGCGGACGAACTGTTTTCCAGCCCTCATGCCAGCACGCTTCTTGGCGCTCGTCGCAGAATACTCCGAGTCGCTCAACGCCTCTCGAGCTTTTCTTGGCAGGTATCGCTCTCCTGTGGCACCACGGCCGACGACGGAGTTTTTGCCGCTCTTGGTCCCCCAATCTTCACGGGTCCATTTGGACAGGCTGTTCGACGGAGACTTGGAACCCTTGTATGAGCCGCCGCGATCCTTGTAACGGCTCACTGCAATCTGAGCCTTGCGGGCGCTCCACTGTCCGGGCCTGCCGCCTTTCGACGACGCCTTCACCTCGCGGACAATCCGGTTCCAGAGAGACGGGTTGGACTTGGATGCAACTTTCACCAGAGAATCCTTCTCGCCCAGTAGTTCGCGGAGAACTTGTCGTTCTTGGTCAACTCGCCGCTCTTGTTGCGGATACCCCCTGATCGAGCGAGATAGTTGGCCCTGCGCTTGGGATTCTTGTGCTTTGTGAAGTCGCTATATCCACGGTGGCCAAACGGGACGACCTTGACCTTGTTACCCTTTTTGGCGAGCACTCGTTTCTTGTTGGTGTCTCCAGCAGGGGCGGCCTTGGGCTTGTTGAAGCCGGGGAACCGCTCGCCACGATAGATGACGCCACCGGACGGAAGACGTTTGACACCCTTGATTGCTGGCATGGTTCAGTTCTCCTTGATTTCAACAGTATCGGCCCCGCCGTTGCCGGCGTTAACCATCACGTTGACCTGTGTTGGGCCAACCTGAGCACGCGGAGCGAATCCTGGCAATACAACCATGGCCTCAGCTTTGGCGGTCTCAGCCGCCTGCTGGGCCGACTTGATCAGAAGTTCGGCCGCCTTGTTGGATTCGCTGATCAGTGATGCGTGGACCTTCATTACCCCAATCATCGATTCTGGATCAGGGAACTCACGGTTCTCGATCGCAGACTCACAGAAGTCCATCGCCCTGTCAGTGCGCGCCAGATTCATGGCGAGGCGCGATCTTCCAAGATGGATTGCGCCAACCTGAGATACGAACTCACCAAAGATTCCAGCGGCCTTCAGCTGCTTGGCGTCAATGATATTGAACCCCGCCTCGCGCGCGGCCTTCTCGGCAACCGCCATAGAGATCGGAGGCTTGCCGCCCACTGGGCGTGCTGGCTGAGTAGCGGAATCGTTTTGTTCAGCTGGGATTGGTGTCATTGATCCAGGTTTTCTTGAGATTCATTTCCACAAGCCAGCACTCCTTGTCCTGTAACTTGGCAGCGAGGGGTATGTAACACCAGCACCCCACTGTCGTGCGCCCCCCATCCAGTTGTTTGATCGTTTCCCCGTGGTGTCCGCACGTCATCATCCGCTTGTTGTAAATCGGACATTTTGAACAGGCGCGCAGCCTTTTCCTCCAAGTACCCAGCGGAGTCCTCGATCCCGAGGAAATCATCAACGCTGCTGTCGCTGCCCTCGTCGCATTCAAGAACCGGGGCAGTGCCAAGGATAGTGGGAGATGCTTGAACAAACTGCATACCCCGCTGACCACGACGCCAGAGTACTCGGCAAGTCGGTGCAGTTTCTTTTTGAATGTGAGCAGAGAGGATCTCATAAACTGTCTCTTCAATCTGTGAAACACGGTTCGCCCAGCGTTTGACGTATGGTATTGGGCCAAGTTTGACAGCCGCCTTCCCTTCTACATCGTCGCATGTCTTTTCCCAGTCTGAGTCGTGCAACACCTCAACAGTCCAGGAGAAAAGGGGGTTTCCACGACGCATGTGACACTCAGTTAATTCAGACAATCTCACGATCCTCGATGCTGCCGTGAATGCCATAGACAGCAACCGTTTGGGTTCTCGGACCATGAGAGCCTTACGGAGCGTAGGATAACGTGCGAGCACGATCTCCTTCCAGTTGCGCCGGTAAGGAACCGCAGCCAACCGGATCGACCCAAGATTCAGCGTGTTGCCAGCAAGCAGCCATCCCGGAACCGATTGAACAATTGCTAAATATGAGACGATTAGTAGTTCCTTACTAACACCAGAAGTTGACGCAACGTGATCAATAAACAGGTCGGATGAATGGGTCTTCTTCGGCTGCTTCGGTTGCTTGACCTGCTCAGGTTCAAGCGTCGGCCGCTTTGCCTGGCACCCGTCCCAGATGTAGTAAAATTCTGGCGTGATGCCCCCAGCTTTGGAGGCAACATGAGTAAACGAGCTAACCTCGAGGAGCCAACCAGACTTCAGAGCGGTCGCGCCCCTGTGCGTCAGAACCCGCTCCAGTTCACCAGACTGAGCAAAACCAAGCGGCACTGCCGGGATGACGTGGACGTAACCAGCATCGTCCATAACGCAGTGATGGCACTTGACGGGTATGGACCAGCCAGAGTCGCCGACCACCCACAGTTCAATGTCTCGATCGTTGCAGTAGGTGAGCTTCATTGGGTGAAAACAACTGTCGGCTTCTTGGACACTGTAATGGCCCGTCGTTCTACATCCATGGGCGTCTCGCTGATGAGCATGTAGGTGAGAGCATCGAAGATGTGCTTGTTCTTGTCTCCATCGCGAATTGGCTCAGCCCGGTTTGGACCTGGCTTCATTTCTCGAACCATCTTGATCGTGTTGTGAAGCTGGGCCGATATGAATACGCGCCTATCGAAGAGTAGCTTCTTCAGAAGTCCGATACGCTGTTTCACGCTGCCAGAGCCTTTCGTAACGGCGTGCAGGACAATCTTGCCTTGTGACACCTGTCGAACCACAAGCTCGTCGTACACGTCGGAAGCGGCTCGATATCTCCACGCAGAGTTGTCGGACCAATGACGCCACAGGACATTGGTTGTTCCGTGGGTGTCCTTGAGGTAGTCCTCCCACCACTGCATCTTCTCCATGACCAACTCGGTGAAGTCAGCGATCGACACCTTGCGGTCGATAACAACCGCCTCGTCCAAAACATCGAAGATCGAGTTTCCGTCGTCTCCAGTACGCTTGCAGCAGATTGAGCATGCGTGATTTACGTCACCCAAGTCCCAACCGGTAAAGAGCTCAAAGCAGTTCTTAGGAGGCACAATGATCTCGTGATCGTCCTCGGTGGCGCTGGTCACATTCCCAACGATGTGGGTGCCCGGAACAAAGACATCCGCAAAGTGGCCATCGCTGACATCCTCAACCCATTCACCCATGACATAGCGAGCGTACAGCTGCTTGTCGTACATGTACTTGTTGATGAGGTCTTGCTTCTCCCGCGGATCTAGGAACGTGTTGTCGTTGAGGCTGAATTGGATGCGCTGGAACTGTGACTCAAACTGCTCGTTGTCGCTCGGTTTGCGTGTGAGCCAGATTCCGGCCAACCAGTGGTTCACTCCGTTCTCAGGCGGATTGAGGTCAGCGATGATCTGGTGGTTCTCGTATGGAATCTCAACGACACGCAGCTGGTCGGTCAGAACGTCGAACACGATTCGGTCCTCGAACTGGTCAGCTTCCGATAGCCACAGCAGCGAGAATCGCGTCCCCTTGAACTTGGCTGATGCCTCCCAGACGTTCTCCAGTGAATGCAACTGAACCTCAGACTCGCCACCGTAAGCGTTGCGGACGCGGGCGTAAGACATCTTGGTCGCTACGTCCATCGTGGGCTCCTTGGTCCACTTCATGCCGATCTTGGCATCCATCCATTGAGGCAAGATGGTCTTCGTGAGGTCTGACCATACGCCGACCTTCCCGTTTTTCAGGGTCTTAGCAATGATGCCAACGGTGGCGTTGTTGTTCTCGAAAAGGTGGCGTGCAACACGATGTGCAATCGCAAGCGATTTACCCGCTTTACGAGGGCCGTCCACCATGAGGTATCTGGCATACGAGTTGAATACCTCGAACCCTCGTGGTGAAAGATCGGGCAACCACCGCCCTTGAGTGTCTTGCATAAGGTCGGTGCGACTTTCAGTTGTAAAAGAGCAGGATCACGGGAAATCCTCCATCGAAAGTCGCCATCTATGGAATCGATCACACTCAAGCGGGACGGCCTCGACGAATCGATCAACTCGCTCGAAGAGGGGGAAGCCATGGAGATCCACGGTACTTTTACCGTCATCTCAAAGTCCGACACTGAGATCGTTGGCGAACTCACCGACGTGAAGAAGTGCGGGCACATGGGCGAGGATGAATACGAGCTCGACGACGAGGAAGGAGAAGACGATGGTGGTGAGTACGAGGGCGAGTCGAAAGGCAAACCCATGATGCACGGCAAGAAGGGCAAGGGCATGGGCATCCTCATTATGATCGGTGGCCCTAAGAAGAAGTAACCTCCTGACACATGGTCGATCTCGAAGTCCTCAAGAAGCGCGGCGGAACGGTCGAAGAACTCAAGAAGAAGTTCACGGCCGAGAAGCTCGACGACAAGATCAAGGCGTTGATCGACATGAACTCGTCGCGTATCGACGAGGGCATCCAGCGCAACTTGAACGAGGCCAGGACTTGGTACGCGATCGACCAGGCGTTTGATGCTTCGCAGCGGCAGATTACCTACACCCTCGTTGAGGGCCTGCTTTCCAAGGGCACCTCTACGGAGAAGGTGATGGACGCCATGAAGTCGATGGGCCTCACGTCGAGGCTGTCGAACATGCTGCTCCCGCTGTGTAATTCGGACGGCACCAAGAAGTGTGGGCCAGACGGCAAGCCGCTGATGAAGCTGGACATGCCGACGTTCTTCCACATTTTCGTTCCGCTGGTTCAGGCGTACACGAAGATGCGCTGGGCCAAGCTGTTCAGTGATCGAGACATCTACCCGCTCTACAAGTATGAGCCGGTGTCCACCACGATGCAGAATCGTGTGCGCTGCGAGATCATCACCAGCCGCATTCAGCGCATGGTTCAGGAAATGGGCTATCGCGAGGACGAGCGCCAATCGATCTTGCAGATGCTCAAGTACGGCGTCTGCCTGAACTTCCCTGCTGAGGACTTCTACCGCGAGAAGCAGATCTATCTCGAGGACAAGAAGGAGGTTGAGCGCACTATCAAGGAGGGCGTCCGCTTCGAGATACCTCACCCAAGCCGCATGTTCTACGACCTCAACAGTCGTTTGAGCACTGCCAACACCGATACCGGGATCGAGTATGCTGGCTTCTGGAACGTGCTTCGGTACAAGGACGTAAAGAACAACAAGCAGTTCTGGAACACGGAGAACATCCAGTTCAAATACGGAAGCTGGGTTGAGTCGAAGTACAACTTCTATCGCGAGATCAACCCTTGCATGCTCAAGTTTCCGGACCCGACGGCGTTCAGCCCGGGAGCCGGTGACTCTGATCGTGTTCGCGAGGCGTACCGGTACACGACCAATCACCAAGACGAGGGTGTCACAGTGGTCAGCTACTTCCAGAAGCTCATCCCGTCTGAGTGGAACCTGTTTGACTACGATCACCCCGTGTGGATGCGATTCATCCATACTGGATCTCACACTGTCAGTCATGCTGTACCGCTGGCCTACAACCCGCTGGTTGCCTACCTCTATGACGCGGACATGGGCAACGCCAGAAACTCCTCGCTCGCGTTGGAGATTCTTCCGTTCCAGGACCATCTGTCCAACATGCTCACCCAGTACATTCTGACGGTGAAGCAGAACCTAGAGCGCATCGTTTTCTGGAACTCGGATGTCGTTGACCAGAAGTACATCGACATCATCAACAACCTCGGTGAGAAGAAGTACCGCGGCGTCACTTTCGTTCCGTACTCCAAGCGGGAGTTGTCGTGGCAGCAGCAGTCTGAGCGTGATGCGTTTACGCCCGTCCAGTTGCCTCAAGGCTCTTCTGGCGAGATCGCAAGCGGCGTGAACCAGTTGCTCTCCATGATGGAGCGCGTACTTGGTTTCTCACCTCAGGAGGTTGGTCTTCCTGCCTCTCACGAGCAAACAGCCCAAGAGGTTCAGATCATTGCCAGCAACACGAGCAACCGACTGGAACTTACCGGCAGTTTCATCGACGCCGCCATCAAGGCCCGCAAGAAGCTCCTTTACGAGGCATTCTTGGCGTACTCAGACGATGAGGTGCTGGCTGATGTCGCTGAGGTTGACGATGTGAAGAAGCAGACCCTCGACAAGATGGGTTTTGAAGTGGATGAGCCAGAGGGTCGCAACACGACTGCTGGTATTCGCGGCAGCAAGGACGCCCTCCGAGTCGACGGCTTCTCGAGTGATCGTGAGGGCGCTGACCGTATCGTGGATTCCAAGTTGGCCGGAACGATGATCCAGACGTTCCAGTCGATCTTCGCGAACCCGGTACTCGCCCAAGCGGCTGGTCTCGATCAGCTGGTCGACCTCTTCAATCAGGTGCTCGTCTACAGCGGTGCGCCCAAAGATTTCCGCCTGCGTGTTCAGCCTCAACAGGAACAACCATCGCCCGAGGAGGCTCAGCAACAGCAGGCGGCCCAAGAGCAGCAACAGGCTGCTCAGCAGCAGCAGATACAAGAGCAGTTGGCCCAAATGGCCAGCCAGATTGTGGACGGGAAGCTGATGGAACTCAGCGAGGGTCTTCGGACCAATCTGGTGGAGCCAATGCAGGCTCAGTCGCAACAGACCACACAGGCAATTCAACAGCTTGCCCAGCAGCAGGATCAACAGAGTCAGGCGCTGGTCAGGCTGTTTCAGATAATCCAGTCGGCACAGCAAGATCCCAATGTTGGAAGTCCAAGTCAGGTCGCTGGAGGCTACCCAGTCGGGCAAGCTCCAGAAGTGGCTCCTGTCCCCGGAGTACTACCTCCTCAGGCAGGCGTTGTTGGCTGAGGTCACTATTCTGCAGGCAACTGCATCGAACGTCATCACGAGAAATGCTGATGCAATCCGCGTTCAAGCGGGGTTGGACACTCGTGCGTCTCAGTCGCTCACCCAAGCAGCGCGTCTTCAGACGTGCCTAGACATTCTCGCAACGGTGTCCTCAGAGGGATACCAGTTCAAAACCGCAGAAGTGCATATCACGGACAAGCATGACAACTGAACAACAGCAGTCGCAAGACGCAGACCAGACAGGACTCGGGCAGATGAATACTGCCCGCAGCGCACCGGCAGAAAAGTCGCCGGCAGAAACTGCAGCCATGAACGAAGCCGCCAAAGAGGCGAGCATGATGCTGCTGGACAAGCTGCTTGGTGAGGAGAACCAGCAACAGTCCGAAGATGATCGGAAGGCCGCTGAGGAGCCTGGAAATGAGGAGTCTCCCGCGAAGAAGCCTGAGGAGAAAAGGCCCGTAAAGAAGACCGAAAAGAAGGCTGAACCGAAAGCGGAGCAGAAGGTCGTTGAGAAGCCCGCCCCCAAGGCAAGCGAGGAGGAATCCGAAGATCTTCCTGAAGATCCGAAACCTCGCCGAAGAATCACGGCCGAAAAGATCACGGAGATGGCCAGCAAGGCAGCCGCGGAGGCTACCGCTGAGACATTGCGTCAAATGGAGGAGCGCCGCCTCGAGACTGAGTACGCTCGGAAGCAGGAGGCGGCCCGCCGCGAGGAAGAGGTCGAGGTTCCTGAAGAGTTCCGTGATGAGGTTGACCGTCTTCGCGAGGTCCAGAAGCTGCACCCGAACGACTACAAGGGGCGCGATCTCGCCAAGGAGTTCCTCGAGAGTTCCAAGAAAGAACGGGACTACGAGAAGAAGTGGCGCAAGTCGAACCCCGGTGTCGATTTTGATTGGGATGATGAAGAGCACTCCGACTTCGTTGATCAAAACACTGTAGAGGTGGATGAGCGTCACCTGAAAAACGCTGAGCGTTCCATCATCAAGGAGCAGGCGATTCAAGAAGCTGAGGAGCGGTTTGCAAAGAAGTACGGGCAGGACATCGAGGAGGTGCGCAGGTCGCGTGCAGAAGCGCAGCTTGCGCCGTTGCGGCAGCAGGTAGACCAGATGGCTTCTCAGAGCCTACTGGAAGCTCTGAGACCTGACCTTGTTGAGACGTTCGCAACCGACAAGGCCAAGGTCGTTGAGGAAATCAAGAACGACCCAATTGCTATGGAGGCCGTGGCGGCTGTCGAGCAGTGGAGTCTCCCAGCCCTCGATGCCGCTGTGCGCGTCATCAACAACCCAAACAGCTACAACAGCAAGTCGCCTGAGGTTCAGCGTCTAGTCAATACCGCGCTGCACGTCGAGAAGGTGCTGTCGTCAGTCCCGCGTGAAGAGCGTCCTGTGGCGGAAGACGGCCGCAAGTTCGCCACTATGCGCGACTACGCCAACATGCCCGCCGCTCAGCGTTCCAAGTACTACACAGTGCGAGATGAGGAGTTGGTTCCCCAGCTGATCATCAAGACCGCGCAATATGAGGCCGGCCGCATAAAGTCCGACCTCGAAAATAAGGCCGAGGCATTCGCGAAACGCATGGGCTACACGAAAACGGAGAGCAAGCCCTCACAAAAGACGGAGCAAAAACAGGCTCGAGAGGCGAGTGCTCCCAGTGTCAGGGCTCAGGTGGCACAGCCTGATGCTGGCAATGATGACAACGGAAATGTCAACGGTCTCCCTAAAGCGTTTTGGCAGAGCATCGGACTGTGATGGCGTTCTGCGCAAATTAGAGCAGCACAGATTGTAAAACAGAAAATGAGCGGGCCTATTCACAAACTGGCCCGTTTAGTGAAAAGATAAGCAGCGAAAGGAATAACTGAATATGCCTATTGCAACCCCAACCGACAACCTGTTCAGCAGGTGTCTTCCGGCCATCGGGACCAACATTGAGTCCTGTGGCGCTGTGACCGCGTGCGACGCCAAGGTCGTCACGTCCGGTGATCTCGCGTCGATCTACGGATCGAACGACACCAACTACCGCATTCTCGGCAACTTGATTGCCGCGGACTTCGTGGGAAAGGCTGTCGGCGTCCGTCAGAACGGTCTCTATGACTTCCTCCAGGCCAACAAGCGCGTGATGGGCGGCAAGCGCCTGAGCGTGCAGCAGGTGGCTGGCGGCGTCTGGGAGCTCTCGCCCTTCATCAAGATGGGTCGGAAGCGTCAGGTCAACAGTGAGTACTGGACCGCTCGCGTGGTCGCTGCCACTGGTGCTACCCCGTCTCAGACCGCTGATCTCGACCTGAAGATCTACTCGCAGAGCTCCATCCCTGCGGACTCTCGCTGGTTCCCGAATGGTCTTCGGATCTTCGTGTCCGGCAAGAATGTTGCCTCCGGAAGCCCTGCCGTTGGTGACACCACCTACCGCCTTGCGTTCGTTGTGAAGGCGTATGTTAGCGCCGGTTCCGATGCTAACGGAGCGTTCGTTCGCATCACCGTCACCCCGCAGAATGCTGGTTCCGTGTTTGCGGCTTCCGGTAATGCTGCTGCGGTTCAGGCCAAGGCGAAGATCCCGGCCAACCTCGCTGCGGACGCCGTCATCGGTCTTGTGGTGCGCGGAACTCCCAACGTCTCCGACTACGAGAGTCACTGTGCTGAGATCCCTGGCATCAACAACAACCAGCTGCTTCCGTTCTGGATCGAGACCACCCGGTACTCGATCTGCGAAGACGAGCTCACCCAGAAGTACCTCACGGCGCTTCGGGACTCGAACCCGTTCTTCAAGCAGTTTGGTGATGTTGAGACCGTTGAGCTCAACCGCCAGATCATTGAGGATTTCCAGCGCCGTCACGCCAACAGCTTCTTCTTCAACAAGCCGCTGAACACGAACCAGACGCTGGCGAACTACAACAACCTCCCTGCGATCAATGTGCCCACCGGCTCTTTGAACCTCGCTGTGGACGGTCGCTGCATTGGTCGCAAGGCCAACGCCACCGGCATCTACGAGCAGCTGGGCGAGTGCGGTCGCGTGCACGACATGGAGGCTGAAACCCTCGACCTGAACAAGCTGTTCAACACGCTGTACCGCCTCCAGCGGGAGCGCGAAGCGGCTGGCACCAAGGCCGACATCATCGAGCTCTTCACCGACTCGTTCTACGCCAACCAGTTCATCATCGGCATGGTGAACTACTTCAAGGCGAAGTACGGCTCCGACGTGTTCCGCTTGACCATGCAGTTGAACCAGGGTGGCGAGCAGGGGCCGTTCGGCTTCCGCTTCTACCGCTTCACCCTCGACTACCCGCAGGTCGAGCTCCGCATCGTCACCCACCGCATGTTCGACGACATGCTCGCTGCCCACAAGGCTGCTGGGTTCGAGACTGCTGGCCGCATGATGTGGGCCATCGACTGGCAGAACGTCTATCAGGGAATCATCGATTCCAACTCCGTCACCAACAAAACTGGCGACCTGAAGCAGCTTGCCGCTGTGGATGACTCGTACAGCTGCGTGATGAAGGTGCCGAGCCGGACCACCAAGCTGACCAGCACCACCTACACGGCGGTTCTGGAAGCTGAGACCACCAGCTTCGTGCTGGAGAATCTGGCTGCCACTGCGCCGATTGGAAACAGCACGAACGACGGCAGTTTCTACGTCTAATCCGTGAATGCACTGGGCGGGTGGGTCTAACGGCTCACCCGCCCTTTTTGTTGGATGACTTTCAGTTGCGGCCCTCAACACCCTGATCAAAATCTCGCCATGCGGTACTTTGGAAAATCTCTCGTTTACAACACCATTCAGGCGGCCGACGGACGCACCGTCCCGTTCATCGAGGGCGCTGCCGGCATCGGTCTTCTTGTCACTGAGGACGCGGTCTTTATCGCAGAACTCGAGCTCCGAATCCGCGAAAAGCGCGGCGGAATCTGGGAGATGACCCAAGAGATTTACGACGAGGAGTTAAAAAAAAAGAACGCCTCGCAATCGCTGCAGCCGTCGTTAACCAGACAGGGTCTAACTCTGGCGGTGGTTCAAGCTCAGGCACAACTCCAGTCAGGCGATCCTGCTGCGGCCGTGGTTCCCGCGTCTGACAAGCCGAAGCAGGCTGATCAAGCGCCGTCCGCCTCACCGGATGAGGTTAAGGTTTCAAAGCCGACAGTCGGAAAACTGAAACGCTAAACTAGCTACATCCCATGAGCGACATTCAAGCCAACCACATCGTTGCAGCCAAGTCCGGTGCCATGTCCATCGGCGGGATGGTCGCCATGGCTGTTTCGCATATTTTCAGCCTGCCAAGCTGGGTTCAGATGGCCGCTGCGGTGGCCACAATGTGTGCGAGCTTCTACGCCATCCGTTTGAGTCGGGTGAACATCAAGAAGATTGAGGCCGAGCTCAAGATACTACGAGCCAAGGCTAACCAGCTTGGGGTATCAATAGACGACTGATGAAAACATTCCTGATCACGCTGATTCTCTTCATCGCTGGGTGCGGCGCTTTGGTGCCAAGCACCGCAAAGCGAACATCGGCCACATCGGAGGCTGCTACCTCTACGCTCAAGGGGTCTGAGCAGTTCTCGAAAATCGTTACAGGGCATAAGACTGAACCCAAAACTGCTGCAGAGTTCCATGTCGGAGGTCTTGGAAACAAGGTGAGCGTGACGATCCCCAAGGTGCCTGACCAGATCTCGGCACCTCCTCAGGTAACGGTTGTCGCAGTTCCGTCGGTTCCTAAAGAGGTGACTCAAGCTGCTCAAACTCAGGCGCAGCAACCGTACCGCGAGGAGGTTCACTACTCGTCAAACGTGGACGCAACCGACAAGGAAAAGACCACTGAGTCTACATCCAAGTCAGTTTCGATCCCGCTTGGCGTGAACCTGATCCTATTGGCGATCGGAATGTTGGCTGTCATATTTGCAATCAATAGGGTCAGGAAATCCAGCCTTGCCGTGAACGCTGCATACCAAGCGTTCGACTCTGCGCTTGCAGGGCAGATCAGGAGTGTTCGTGAGCGCGCCATTCTCTCGACGGATAACCAGACCATCAGCATGCTGAATGCCCAGATCGCCGATCTTGAGGCACAACGTGGAAGACTCGCCCGATGAACTTCTCTCAATATTATGCCGAGATTAGCGCCGCCGTCTTTCCTGAGGGTGAGGCTGAAAACCTTGTCCACGTCCACAAGCTGGCTGTGAAGGATGCGCTCATCGACATCCAGACCAAAATCCCATGCCTGCGGACCAACCACGCTGATTACGTTGGTCAGTCATCCACGCTGTTCCATTGCGGTGCGAGCACGTTCGATACAGTGGACGGTAACATTGAGCGCATCTACACGTCGGCGCTGGACGGTGGTTGCGATCCTGTTGAGGCCATGTTTGTGGACCATGAGCGCATGCTCGACATGATCCACAGCTATCGTTGCTGTCTTGCTGGCGATGCTTACGGGATGACCCCTCACGCGCCAAATGACGCTGTCGGTGCCCCGATCTACGCGCCTGGTAGTGCAAGTACCGACAAGGGGTTTCGCACCGGACCAGGAGCCCTCTACTGGTCCATCAATCGCGGCACCGTCTACGTGTTTCCGTCCATCGACAGCACTGAGCAGATCGTGGTTGAGTGGAACGGTATTCAGCGGACGTTCATCGACACGACCGTGATACCGGTGACGTTTGAGAGCCGCGACGTCATGCAGGCGGTCGAGGTCTATTTGGACGCACAAGTGGCTCGCCGCGAGACCAAAGACATGAGCGACTACCAGACCGCAAACTCGCTGTACACGAGCGCAATTTCACAGTTGGCATACGACTGCCGTAAAGCTCAACAGGCAGTTCGTAGCCCCAAGGTGATGCCTCCCGATGTATGCTGACGGTCAATGTTCGCCCCCCTCTCGCATCCCATGCACGCCTCTCTGGTAGACCGCTGAGGTTCTACACGCCAGCGACAGATCCATCCACTGGTTATGGTCGCCTTGCTGAGGCCTGCATGCAGGCGCTCAACATGGTCCACGTCTCGCCGCTCGATTACCCGGACTTCATACTTTCCGATCCGAGTGCCGTGGCAATCTCCCCTATTCGGTTCACGATGTGGGAGCCAACTCAGCTTCCGCCAAGCTGCGCTGGTTTTATGACAGCCAAGGCGATCATCGTGCCGTGCAAGATGAACGTGCGTGTATTCAGGTCCAGTGGCTATCGCGGACTGATCCATTCGGTTCCGTTGTGGGGCGAAGCGCCATGGGCACCGATGCCGCCTGATGACGTGTTTAAGTTCGTGTCCATTGGCCGAGACAACGGTGTCAGGTCTCGCAAGGGGATCGATGATCTGATTGAGTTGTTTGGATTGGCGTTCCCAACCGAGAAGGACGTGCGATTGACTGTTAAGAGTAGTCCTCATTGCCCGCGCAGAGATCCTTCAGACAAGCGTATAACTGTAATCCAAGAGGATTTCACTCGATCAAAGTACGAGGAAATGATCGCTGCTCATCACTGCGGCGTATTCCTGTCCGGCCTAGAGGGGTGGAACTTTCCAGCTTGTGAACTTATGGCGGCTGGTCGCCCGTCAATCCTAGTGCCGTGGGGAGGACCTGCTGATTTCACCACGCCAGAAACATCGTGGCATCTTCCGTACACAATGGTTCAGGCACCTGATGGCCATCCATACCACGGTGTTGGTCAGGGAGCGAAGCCAACTAGGGAGGGCGTCATCGAAGCGTTGCGAGAAGCCTACCAGAATCGCGCGCTACTGAACGAAAAGGCGACAAGGTCTTACGAGATGTCGTTCAAGTTCACCAAGTCCAAGTTCATGGAACGACTCCGTGTTGTCGCACTAGACATTCTCAGTAGTGTTTGATCCATGGCATCCAACGCCAAGGCAACCCTGATCAAGCGGTTGGCATCAACCCCTGGCAGGGGTAATGGTGCCAATACCGGCTTGGGTACTGCCGACGTTGTAATACCTGACTTTCCGCAGCTTCCTCAGAAGCTCAATGATGCCACTGTCAGGGAGTTTTCAGATGCCGTAAACCGGTGGCGGATCAGCCTTCAGGCTCAGTTCCCGATTCCGACTCAGCAGGCGGCTGTGGTTACCGAGGCTCAGGCTGCTGACGTTTCTGATCAGATCTCCGGAGCGATTCAGTCTGCAGTCGCCAGCATCAATTCTCAGATCGATTCGCTGAATCAGCTGATCGTGTCGAACACGACCAACCTTCAGAACCAGATCGACTCAATCAGCACTGACGGCGGTGTTACGGTTGACGAGGTTGAGTCGCTCATTCAGTCGGCAAGGTACATCCACACTCAGGGTGTTGCATCGGCTTCATGGACAATCAATCACGGGCTGGGGTGGTTCCCATCAGTCACCGTGGTTGATCAGTCCAAGAACGTCTTCTATGGGGACGTTCGATACATTGACTCCAACTCTCTTGTGGTCACGTTTTACGCAGAAGTGTCGGGAACCGCGTATCTAAATTAGGACTGCCATGCCCAAGTTTCTCTCAATCCTAGACATGTCGAACCTGCAGATTGTTAATCTGCAGATCCACAACAGTCCGACCGTCCCTTACGCAGCGAGCCTTGGAAAAGGGTCAATGTGGATGGACACGGCGAACAACCGGCTCAACTGGAGTGACGGGGTTAACTGGCGTGCCATCTACCCGATGGACACTCAAGCGACCGCCAACACCGCGGTGCTTCGTGATGGTTCTGGCGGGTTCTCAGCCGGAACCATTACCGCGACACTTTTTGATGGAACGGCGACTCAAGCAAACAAGCTCACCAACGCTCGCAACATCGCCATCAGCGGAAAGGCTACGGCCGCTGGTGTTGGGTTCGATGGGACGGCCGCCATCAGCCTCAACGTCACGTCACTTTCAGTTGTTCCTGGGGAAATCACCCTCGCGAACAACCAGATCATCGTTGGAAACGGAAGTGGTGTTGGTGCTGCTGTAGCCAAGAGCACTTTCCTGCTGTCCGAATTGGGTGCTCCGACTGGCCCTGTGTCTTTCGGTGGCCAGCTGATTACCAACGTCGCCGACCCTGTTTCTGGAACTGACGCAGCCAACCGCCAGTTCGTCGAGAGTTTCGCTCAAGGCCTTGATCCCAAGGCGTCTTGTCGTGTTGCCACCACAGCTGATCTCGGTGGCAACTACAACAACATCACCAAGACAATGACTGGTGGCCTGACGCCGCTCATCATTGACGGTGTTACACTTGCTGCTGGGAACCGGGTGCTGGTTAAGAACGAAACCAGCGGGTTCGGTGCGAGCGAAAACGGCATCTACACGGTCACCAATGCTGGCAGTTACAGCGTGGCCTGGGTTTTGACCCGCGCCACCGATTTCGACACCAGTGCTGATGCAAGCCCCGGATCGTTCACCTTCATAGAAGAGGGCACGGTCAACAAGGACACCGGCTGGGTGATGACGGCCGATGCGCCGGTCGCGCTCGACACCACCGCTCTCAACTGGACTCAGTTCTCTGGCGCTGGCTCGTACACGGCCGGGCGCGGCATGGTTCTCAACGGAACCCAGTTCCATTTCGCGCAGAACTCAGACTACACGGCGAACACGATCCCGTACGCCACTGGAGCGACTACGATCGGGTTCATCGGAGCAGGCACAGCGAACCAAGTGCTTCGCATTCCGTCCGGTGGAGGAGCTCCAGCGTTTGGCGCAATCGATATCAGCCAGGCCGCTGCCGTCACCGGAACGCTTGCGGCAGCCAACGGTGGCACCGGCCAGTCTTCGTACTCCATCGGCGACATCCTTTACGCCAGTGCCTCAAACGCGCTGTCCAAGCTGGCTGGTGTGGCTGTTGGCAACGCGCTGATCTCTGGTGGTGTCGGCGCTGCTCCTAGCTGGGGCAAGATCACGCTAACCAACCACGTTAGTGGAATCCTGCCGATTGCAAACGGCGGTACAGGCCTTTCGTCGTGGACCACTAACGGTGTGTTCTACGGCGGCGCGAGCGCGATGGGTCAAACCGCTGCGCCAACTTCTGGTCAGCTGCTTGTTGGTAGCGTTGGAGGTGTTCCGACATTCGTTGGCATGTCGGGCGACGCCACGCTGTCTGCGGCGGGTGGGCTCACGATCTCTGCGAACGCAGTCACGTACGCCAAGTTCCAGCAGATCGCTGGCCTGTCTGTGTTTGGCAATTCGACCTCGTCTGCAGCGAATGGCGGGGCGATCTCGGGAACTGCCAATCAGGTGCTCCGTGTTGACTCGACTGGGACCGCGCTTGGTTTCGGGGCGATCAACCTTGCGAGCGGCAGTGCTGTCACCGGAGTACTTCCCGGCGCGAACGGCGGCACTGGAACTCAGTACGCCCAGTTTACCACTGGCGGCACCACGCTGCGCACCTACTCGCTGCCCAACCTGAACGTCCAATTGGCGGCTCAGGTGTCTGGTACGATCACCGGAAACGCGAGCACCACGGTCTTCAGCGCCACCCACAACCTGAACACGAAGAACGTCGTCGTCTCAGTGTTCGACTCCAGTGACGACAGAGTGTATGTGGACACCAAGACATTCGACGTGAACACCGTTCGCTTCACTTTCGCTGTCGCTCCTGCCTCGGGAATCACATATCGCTGGGTCGTCGTCGGCTACTAATCCATCTCCAGAATGAAGTTCGAGAGCCAACTGCAGATCGTCACGGCAGCGGGGGTTCCCCCGTTCACGGTCAACCAGACCGCGCTGGTGATCAACCTCAACGCCGACCTGTTGGACGGCCAGCACGGGTCTTACTACGCGGCGGCATCGTCGCTTGGTAACTACCTTCCGCTGACAGGCGGAACGCTCACGGGAACGCTCACTGGGACCATCGGAATCTTCACGACGGTACGGACCACTGAGCTCACCAGTCTACTCGGGTCGAACGGGCCGATCACGATCACTCCTGACGGCACCGGGCACGTCCACATCAACTCGACGGACATCCGTCTTGGCCCGAACAACACGAACGCCACGCTCGCAACTCGAGGCACCGGCGACCTGATACTCAGAACCAACGAGGGTTCTGCAGTCGAGGGGTTCATCCGAATCTACGATGGCGCGAATGGCAACATCGAGATCACGCCCAATGGAACCGGGACGGTTGTTGTCGGTAAGCTGTCCGGAAGCACCGCGTCGTTCAGCGGTCAGGTTACCAGCACTGTTGCTACCGGCACCGCTCCGCTTGTCATCGCGAGCACGACTGCGGTCGCCAACCTCAACGCCGACCTGCTCGATGGGCAGCACGGGAGCTACTACCTAGACACATCTGCAGGGGCTCAGACCAAGTCAGGAAGCCTGACTGTCAACTCAGCCCTCACATCGGGTGGAAACTTCTACGCAGCCACCACAGTTCAGTACAGCAACCGGCAACAGATTTACACCATCTATCACGGAGGTGGTCAGGATCTGGCGTGGAAAAAGATCGCCGACATCACGATCCCTACAGGCCTCTACAGGGCGGTCACATTCCGAGTGGATGTCGTTGATAACCAAGGGAACTTCGGATGGAACTCTGACTGCCACCCGATGACATTTTTCGCCTCATGCCGCAGAAGCGGAGGCACTCAGGACAGCTACAATGACGCATACGTCACCGGCCCTGTTGCCGACTACGTGCGAGTCGTTAAGACCGCTACTGGCGTATACGAGTTGCAGATACGCCAGCTTGCCGATTGGCAGACGTACATTTACACGGCAGAGGCGACAATCAACTCAGGGACTACTGTCACCTATGTTTCCAGTACCCCTCAGAATGGTTCGACAACCGGCACAATTTACACCGCCTCGGCCGATTGGACTCAGAAGCTGGCAAAGCTCGTTGTGGCTGGCGCATCCACGTTCAACAGTGCTGTCACCGTTAACGCAGGGCTAACAATCACCGGAGTTATCACCACGGTTGCAAGCGGAACGGCAATCAACTTTTCAGGCCAGTCTGACTCGTTCGGCTACAATGCGACTGCTGCTCGTGGAACCTACATCAAGGGAACCGGAAACACCTACGTCTACGGCGGTGGCGTGTTCTTCGATGGCAGCACTGCTCAGTGGTTGCTTCATGCTGGCAACTACAGTGGCTACGCGTTGCCTCTCACTGGTGGGACCATCACCGGCCAACTGTCCGTCAACGGATCAACCGCTTCAGACATTCTGAGGCTCTACACGACCGGATCAACCGTTTGGAAGCTCGGTGTAACTGACGCCAGCGGCAGCTTTTTCAACATCACCGCTGACTTCGGAAACTTCACGATCAACAAGAGCAACGGAAACGTCACCACTCCGGGAGCGTTCGTCTCGACCGTGGCCACTGGCACGGCCCCGTTGACCGTCACCAGCACCACCCTGGTCAGCAACCTCAACTCCCAGTATCTCAACGGTCAGCTTGGTAGTTACTACGAGAACCGAGACACTACCGCTGTCGGATTCTCAGGTGGCACCCTCACGCTCACGAGGGCCGCTGGAAACCTGACTGCGAGTCTGGACGGGCGATATCTGCCTCTCACTGGTGGCACTCTTACTGGTGCTCTCAATGGCACCACAGCTTCGTTTTCTGGGAATGTGAAGGGTGGTCGTGTCACGCTCCGAGACGACTGCTTGGAGCAGCACGTAGACGACAGCGACGGTGTTGGTATTTTCGTCAACTACTTCGGGTACGCATCTGGCACGACTCGGTTCCGAAACTTCGGCGTATTCAACGGCAAAAACCAGCAGCTTTTCTACATCACTGGATCGACTGGGGCGACCGCGATTACTGGAACTCTTTCTGTCACGGGCGCGATCACCCAGAACGGCAATCAAGTCCTCCACGCTGGCAACGTCGGCACCTACGCACTCCCCATCGGTGGCGGAACCCTGACCGGCAACGTCACCGCCCCGCGATTCATCAGCAACGTCGCCACGGGCACAGCCCCGTTCGGTGTAACCAGCACGACTGTTGTCACCAACCTGAACGCAGATCTTCTCGACGGTCAGGATGGTTCATTCTACCAAAACGCAGGCAATCTAAACGCGGGGACTCTGTTGGCGGCTCGACTCCCGGCATTCACTGGCGGCGACGTCACGTCATCCGCTGGGTCTGCGGCACTCACCCTCGTTAACTCTGGTGTGTCTGCTGGCACCTACCGATCGGTCACCGTAGACGCCAAGGGCCGTGTCACAGCTGGAACAAACCCGACCACTCTCGGTGGATACGGCATCACTGACGCGATGTATCAGGTGGACCCCAATGGGTTCACGCAGGGCGACATCAACGGCTCTGGAAACATGCAGCGCCTGTGGGGCACAGACAGTGTTCAGAACCTCATCGCGTTTCGTCCCCCGACTACCGTCGAGTACACTACGGACAACGTCAACTGGATCGCCACCACGATCAGCAACGACGTGTTTGACGGCAAGGTGTTTGGGAAGTGGGGCGGGTTCAACATGAACGTCGGGTCCAACATTGGAGCTTGGACCAAAGTCCGGATGACGTGGGTCAACTTCGGATACCACTTCTTCTCCCACTTCACCTTGTGTCATTCGACCAACGGTCACTCGATGAACTTCGTGTTCTACAAGAGTGACTTGAATGGCGTATTTAGCTCTGAGGCCTATCGAGTCAACGGAATCTCGTCGTGGCCTGGATACACGTTCACGTCGCACGTAAACGTCAGCGGATGGTGGGATACCCGAGATGTCCGAATGGTGTTCGAGTTGAACGGGAACAACGGCCCGTCTGGATACCCGAACAACGCCATTTCGATCGGGCACATTGGCATCATGGGCGGGTACTCCTCGTTCAACCGGGTGTACGACTGGGATGGAAGTAGAAACATCACTCTGTACGGAAACCTGACGCTTCCAGGAAACGTAACAGCTCCGCGTTTTATCAGCAACGTCGCAACCGGCACTGCACCACTGGCGGTAACGAGCACCACGCTCGTGACAAACCTCAACGCCCAGTACCTAAACGGACAGCTTGGCAGCTACTATGCAGCGGCATCTTCTCTGTCGAGCTACCTGCCTCTGACGGGAGGGACGCTGACTGGAGCTCTTATTGTCAACAACGACGGCGGTGTCCGCGCGAGCTACGACTCTGGTGGAAGCTATGCTTGGCTCTACGGCTACGGAGTCGAGTTTGGTCGGGCCACATCATACGTTCGGCCAAACACTAACCGTTCAGCGACGCTGTTTGTTGGGGGCCCCTCAATCAACAGCAACGACTGGCTTAACATCGACTTCTACTCAAGCGGCCGGTTCACCGTAAACAACAACGCGATACTCCACGCAGGTAACTACACGTCATACACCGCGCCGAATGCGGCGAATCTCCCGTACTCTTGGTCGAACACCGCAAACGTCTCGGTCTTCAGTGGGTCATACAGCTACAATGCGAACGCAGCCAAGTACCTGCTGCTCTGGCAGCGAACGAGCGGTGCTACCGGAACGAACGGCCGATTCGTTGATGGCATGCTCAAGGTGTGGCGCGGTGCCAACCACGCAGGCAACGGTGGTACGGTCGGGTATGTCCATGCGTCATCCGGGTATTCAGGTCAGTCGAGTGAGGTTCTGAACTACACGCCGTTCACTGGTCAGGGTCTGACGTTCTCGTCAGTCGTCTACAACAGCGTTGAGTGGATCGCTGTGGCCATGCCCGTGTCGGATTACTTCTGGGAGTTCCGGGGCAACTACGGCATTCAAGGTGACACAACCACGGTCCCCATCTTGGTGCAGGCTGGTCAGGCTGGCGTTGGTGCTGTCACGAATCTGGCAACTGGAAGCCCGATCATTACGTCCAGCACCTACTCCCTGTTCTCTAGCTTCACTGGAACGGTTTCTGGGTCGAACTTCTCTGGTCCCGGCACTGGGCTTACTGGGTTAGCGGCCGGACTGAGCATCGGTGGAAGTGCGGCGCAGCTGAATGGGCAGGCTGCATCCTACTACGAGAACCGGGACACGACTGCGGTGGGCTTCTCGGGAGGCACGCTTACGCTAACTCGTGCGGCGGGCAACCTAACAGTGAGTCTGGATGGGCGATACCTGCCGCTGAGTGGAGGCACAGTCAACGGAAACCTCACGATCAATGGCACACTGCTTGTGGCTCCCGGCACCATCGCGGTCAATTCGCTGACTGACGGTTACATCGGGTTTGGAGACCCAACGCACACGGTTGGCTGGGGTGTGTCTCAAGGTGTCGCTGGTAGAACCGGCGATGCAATCTGGGCGTTCGGTTCAAACGGAAGCACCGGCAACACAGACACTTGGTACTTCGGAATTGGGTCTGCTTCTGGAGGCACATTCGCGACAGCGTTTCGGATCACTCAGAATGGCAAGGTCACGTTCAATAGCGGCCTCGATGTCGCTGGAGGTGCGCTGACCGCACTTGGTAACCAAGTCCTACACGCCGGCAACTACAACAGTTACGCCCCCACACTCACAGGCGCAGGAGCAAGTGGGAACTGGCCAATCAACATCACTGGCCAGATACTCCGCAGTGCTGGCGTCATTGCTGATGTCCAATCGCCGGGAAGCGGCACGTTCAACAAGCACCAGATGTACGCGAACTCGACTGAGTTCGGGATAGAGGCGGCGCTTGCGACTGACGCTGTCGGTGGGGTCAAACTGCCAATCTACCTGACTTGGCGTGGAGGTTACGTGACTCAGGGTGGTCTCAAGGTCACTGGCGCAAGCTCAGCAGAGCTTGGAGGTAATCCGATTCTCTCCGAGGCTGTCGTCACGTTCACTCCGACAACCGTCGGCTGGTATCGCATCGCTACAGCTGGCGGCGTTTCGTCTGGAACGATCAGGATTACTGGCGTCTACGACAATCGCTCTGCAGCGATGGAGTTCGACTACACCGTCAACGGGTGGAATCAGAATTGCAGTATCAACGTCAGGAACGTAAATAACTATGTTGGATCACTGATTACGCAGATTCGTGCGAGCAACGATGTCAGCACTGCGAACGGTTATCTCGACATCTACATTGCTACCGCGACCACTCCGGCTCCGCTGACGATTTACAACTTTGGACCATCCAGAGCAGGTCTTGTTGCATCACCAGTTGTCGGCGCGGTCGTTGGAACAAACGTAGTCAGGATCGCCACCGTCATTAACGCCATGGGGTTTGTCACAACAGGTGTGCTCAATGGCGACACGCTCGGTATCGCTGGGAACGGGACTGTTGGCGGCACTCTAGCCGTCACGGGTGCCATCACCCAAGCAGGCAACCAAGTCCTTCACGCGGGTAACTACAACCCCTACGTGCTCAGCGCGTCAGGTACAGCCGCGAGCCTCACCGCTGGTTCCGCGAACGCCATCGCTGACGGCGCGGTCTCCACGACGGCCAAGCTGGCCAACTCCGTGGTAACCTACGCGAAGATCCAGAACGTCGCGGTCAACTCGGTGCTAGGGAACAGCAGCGCATCGGTCGCTCAGGCTCCGCAGGAGATCTCGATGGCCACACTGGCGTCGTTGCTCAGCAGCCAGACGCTGACGGCCACGAGGCTCACGAACCTCACGTCCACCACAACGTCAACCGCTGGCACGGACAACTCTGAAAGCTGCATCAGCTACATCAACGGCATCAGCCTGTTCGGCCAGACGGACGGCGCGTTGTACTCGCACGTCTACGCTCCTAGCTGGAAGCACAACATCTACGGCGACTACCGCACAGGTCAGCTTGCGGTTCGCGGCAAGAACAGTGGGACGTGGCAGGCGTGGAGGGTGGTGCTCGATAGCTCAAACTTCAACAGCTACGCGCTACCGCTTTCTGGAGGCACTCTGACCGGGGCGCTCAACGTGACCGGAATCGACCAAGGGCTCGCCATTCAGCACAATGGGAACGCCGCTGCGTGGTACGGTCGAGTCATCACCAAGAACTCAACGAGCGATAAAGCCTCGTTCCTTGGAACCTACGGATCGATTGCCGGTGTGTTTGCTCACAACAACGCACTCACTGCGTGGGCTGACATTTACATCAACACGGTGGATGGAAGCACTGGCGGCACCGTCCGAATGCCGTCATCCGTTCTGATCAACGGCAATCAGGCGCTCCACGCTGGAACAACAAGTGCCCCGAGTTTGAGTATTGGTGGCAACGCGGCGACGGCCACAGTGGCTACGAGTGCGAGAGGTGTTGGAATCTTCGATGGCACCACCTACACGGCCCCCAACAACTCCATCGCTGCCTCAGGTGGTCGGGCAGTCAACCTGAACCCAAACACGTATGCCTACGGCGTCAGTTTCGAGTTCAAGAACGCCAGTTTGTTCGGATTCACCGGGAACTACACCGGGTTGATCACGGTGGCTCCGTGGCTTGGCACAACTGGGAGCACGGGCGACCCCAACTACCAGCTTGCCTTCTCCCCCACTGCGGCCAACAGCACGTCCGCTCCATTACTGAGAATCCGTGCCGGTATCGACACGACGTGGGGCAGCTGGGCGACGATCATCCACGACTCAAATTTCGCGACGGCGATTCCAAACTCTGGAGTCGGCGCTGGCACCTACAACAACGTCACCGTCAACGCCAAGGGCATCGTGACGGGCGGTAGCAACGTCGGCTACCTGACGGGGAATCAGACGATCACGCTGTCCGGCGATCTCAGTGGAAGTGGCACGACCTCGATCTCTGCTACGATCGCAGCGAACGCCGTCACCAACGCGAAGATCGCGAACAGCGCAGTCACTTACGCCAAGATCCAAAATGTTGGTGCTGCATCTGTGCTCGGAAACCCGAGCGCGTCTGTCTCGCAAGCTCCGCAGGAGATCACGTTCGGCAACCTGAACAACCTCCTGTCTGGTGCGGCCAAGGCGTGGGTCACGTTCAACGAGAACCCGACCACCGGAGCGATCACGATCAACGCCAGCTTCAACGTCTCCAGTATAACGCGCATCAACTACGGGCAGTATCGGGTCAACTTCTCAACAGCGTTTGGCGATGCCAACTATGCTATTTCTGGAACTATTGGATTTGAGTCGAACGGAGGATACCTCTACGGCGGATTCCTAAACGTAGCCCGTAGTGCAACCCCGAAAACCACCACCTACTGTGAGGTCACCGCCAGTTACGGCGACGGCAACACATACAACGCACGCTATGTCCACGTCGTTATCGACCGATAAGCCATGAAAGTCATTGTGTTCAACGGCGATTCTGGGAGTGCCCAGATACTCACGCCAAACTATCCAAAAGGCATGACCCCTGAAGAGGAGGCGCAGTTATTGAGTCGTCTTCAGGTTACCGATGTGATGCCGCTTCCAGATGGCAGCCAGCGTCCGTCGTTCGTCAAGGAGGTTGATTCTCCTGAGATCACTCGCATGTCGATGCTGTACTCGTCTTGGAAGGTGTCAGATTCTGGAGACGTCTACTGGAATGCTGATACTGGGCGAGAGATCAAGAGAGGTGTGTTCCGCGCCCTACGGAAGCCGCTGCTCGAAAAGCTCGACGTGCAGTTCATGCGGGCTTTGGAAGACGGGGACACCGCGACCATTGCCGCGATCGCCGCCAAGAAGAAGACTCTCCGCGACGTGACGTTGATCGATCTCTCGCAGTACGATACACCGGAGACACTGAACGCCTTCACACCCGAAGTGCTGAAAGAAAACTGATATGCAACAGAACTACCGCCAGATCCAACCGGCCCCCGTGCTGGACAAAACCGCCAACGCCATCGCCATCCCGTACGTCAATGTGCAGCTGTTCCAGTCCTGCACGGCCCAGTACGAGGTGCGCCAGATCACCGAGATCCCGCCCCTCCCGGACGGTCAGGTGCTACCTCCGATGTGGGGTCCGGTCCTGATGAACGGCAGCATCACCCTGTCCGGCGATGACTACACGTCATGGGGCACTGACGACAACTTCCTGTATGAGAAGGTGGCCGAGAAGTTGGGTCTGACGCTGATCCCGCTGCCAACCGCTTGACACATCGAATCCGGTGTTGTACACCTAAATCCGCATGGCTGACACCACCGATATCGTCTCGAAGATCAACACTGAGCGGGAGCTTGTTCTGAGCAACATTCAGCAGCTTGAGCAGAACATCAACATCCTGACCCAGCAGTTGAATCAAGCGCAACAGAACCTCGTCGCCTCCAAGGGCGCTGTCATCGGTTTCGACCGCCTTCTCGCTACATTCGCTCCCCCGGTCCCCGTTGGGACCGAGCCCGTCCTCAGTGAACCCACTGACCCGGCTACCAACTAACAGGGAACAACCCTGACACACGGCCCATCCTCGAAAGGGGGTGGGCCTTTTCATTTAGCGACTCCCGCTTGCTGCTGGAGTGTGCGCGGAGTACCACCGTGAGCATGAGTTCGCCGATTACAGGCAGCAGTTTTACTATAGCGACGCTTGGAGAGAGCTTTTGCAACCGGATCACCAATCTTCTGGCGCTGTCGTCCAAGATGAAGCTGTGGTTCGACTGGGCTTTTGACAGTGCTGGCAACGCTACATCTGACTTCAAGTCGATGTTTCTTCCTCCCCCCAATGTCATCATGCCGTTTTACATGTCGGACACGGAGGCTGCTGTTAAAACCGCTGTCGAGGCGCTCAACAAACCGACCGGAGACACTGGGCTTGCGTTCTGGAGGCTCTGCGACGGAACCAATGGCACTCCCGATCTGCGTGGCCGCGTGATTTCTGGTGCTGGTGCTGGGGTTTCGCTGACACAGCGCAACAACGGAGACATTTTTGGCTCAGAAAAAGTCACCCTCGCCTCAAATCAAGTACCTGTTCAGCCTCATTTTCACGGTGTTGGACGACGTGCCGCGGGTGGCTCGATCGATGCTGGCAACAACGACTTCGACTTCATCATGCGCCAGTGGACACTTCCTGGAAATTACCACTACAACGAGCTTCAGGGTGACGGAAGTCTATCTGGCAACGGAAACTTCTCAAATACCGGCAATGCGGCCACCACTGGTCTCATCGCTGACGGTGAGGCTGCGGCCCCTGCTGCTGGCGTTTCTGTGTTTCAGCCCTCGATGGCCATCTGGTTCATCATGCGAACCACTCGAACTGTATGAAGAGACTTGGAGGCGTTAGAGAGACCGGTATTCAGCTGAATGCTGTATCACTGGATCTGCGGTCCCCTGCTGGAAAGACCAGCGAGGGGTACTTTCGCCTTGTCGTCAACGCTATCAGCGACCGGGAGGGGCGGATGAGGCGTCTCGGTGGCTGGAGGCCGCTTGCGCTAGGGGCTCTTCCTGCAGGAAACGAGGATCTTCACGACCAGCTTCTGACCAACACGGTGTCTCCGAGCGTGATCAGCGGTACGGCGGTGATCTCGGTTGTTGGTGCTACCGTTGCGGTTCAAAACCCGGGATCAGTAGTGGCTCCGACAGCTACGGTTTCATTCACTGGAGGAACCGTTTTTGCCTACA